CTGTCGAAGTACTTGAGCCTGACGCCCGGCTGCACACCGCCGCCGAAGCCCGATCCGGATGCTCCTCGACACACGGGTGAGCTGACGACCGGGGACATCATCTACATGCGGATGACTCTGCTGCGGATTCCGTGGCAGCCCGCTGAGACGTGGCACCTCAATCGTCTGATGCTCCAGATCGCTCTGGTCGCTGACGCGCAGAAGCCGCCCAAGAAGGAGAGCAAAGACGGGCTCCTTCAGAAGTGGTCGAACATCAACGAGCAGAACAAAGCGTTCTTCAATTCCGACGGCTGAGAGGAGGCCGCATGAGCATCGATCGCAAGTACTTCCGCAAGGCCGAGGTCGCCAACATCAACCCCGGCTTTGGAACTCCGTGGGATCAGATCGACCCGGGGGCTTTCTACGCCCTCGTGGAAGACCCCACCAATTCACCCCTGACGACGATCACGTCTGTTGCCAATGGCATCACTGGGGTCAAGCAGACTGCCGCAATGGGGTGGGTCTCTCAGGCTCTCGCCGACGACGTGCGTCTGGCTGGTAGCGTAGCGTTTCGGATGCGAGCTCGGGAAGTTCTGGCAACCAACGACGCCAAGCTTGCCCTCCAGATCCTCGTGGTCTCTGGTGATGGCTTCACCATCCGCGGTCAACTGTTCTATGGCACTGCCGCCGATGAACTGACGACGACACTGACTGCTACCGACATCCAGGGAGCGCTCACCAGCGTCAACGCATTGGCCGGCGACAAGATCGCGGTAATCGTAGGCTTTGATGTTGCCAACGTAGCCAACACCCCGATGTCCAACCAGATCGATGTGGGTGACTCTGGCGCTGCCAGTGATCTCGCATTGGGATCTCAGACGGCCAATCGCCCCTACATCGAGTTCACGTGGACTGACCCGCCGCTACCGCCGCACAGTGTCTCCACAATCGAGGTCAAGGCTCGCGAGATCACGTTCCAGTACTTTGCTGCTCCAACCGGACCTGTAGCAACTGGGTTCGAAGTACGGATCAACGATGGTGTGGTGTTGGCGACAACATCGACGCAGCACACTTTCACCAATCTGGAAGAAGACACACTTCAGACCTTCCAGGTCCGTTCGGTCAACTCCGGCAATGGGCAGTATTCGGCTTGGACCACTTTCGAAGTCAAGACGCTGCCGCTGGTGCGCGTTATTTCGTGGGACAACCCCAACGACCGTCTCTACCAGACAGGCTGTGACCGAGGTGCGATCTACTTCGACGATGGTTCGGCAGTAGCCTGGAACGGTTTGACCGGGGTGGACGAGACCGGCACGGGTACCGCTTCGGTGCTCTACCGTGACGGCAACATCTACTACTCCGACATCGATCCGTCGGACTTCACTGCGACGGTCAAGGCATTCTTCTGGCCTGACAAGTTCGGTCGTTGTCTCGGTATCCCCGAGATCACCGATGGGCTTTACGTGGACAACCAGAAGCCGCGGAAGTTCAACATGACCTACCGGAACCTCATCGGATCCGGCGGTAAGGGCGACCGCTTCGGCTACCAGATTCACCTGATCTACAACGCGCTGGCCAATGTCGGCACGAGGTCCCGCAAGACCCGGACCAATCAGGTGCAGCTGGACGAGTTCTCGTTCGACATCATCGCAACGCCGGTGAAGATGCCCGGGCTCAGGCCTTCGGCGCACTACATCATCGACACTCGAACGATGGACAAGCCGACTGTCAAGGCTCTTGAGGACATCCTATATTCCGAGGGACGTCTTCCTGAGCCTCAGGAGCTCTATGACCTCATGAACTTCGGCGACGCGATCACCTTCATCGACCACGGTGACGGTACGTGGACCGCTCGAGGCTCCAGTGAGAACCTCATCGATCACAACAACGGCACATGGACCATCAAGAATGTCAACGGCACCGACAACGGTGACGGCACATTCATACTCGAAGACACACCCGGATAGGAGCCGGCATGGAAGTACAGGGAGTATCACCTGAACGGGTGAATGAGGTCGAAGAGGCCTCAGTTGCCGGTGGACAGGTCGACGCAAGCGGAAACCTCGTCCTCATCACGGTCGGCGGAGTTCAGAAGAATGCCGGAAGTGTCGTCAAGCCGTTGTTCTCGTGGCCTGTCGGGTCGATCTACATCGGCGTCAACAGCACGAATCCCGCTGACCTCTTTGGAGGCGGGACGTGGGAACGTTTCGGCAACGGTCGTGTTCTGGTCAGCCAGGACCCCAACGACGTCCAGTTCGACGGTGCCCTCGAGGTTGGTGGAGCCAAGACACATCAGCTCACGGCAGCCGAGTCCGGTATGCCGGGACACAACCACCTCCAAAACGCTCACAACCACGACAGTTCTGGTCACAGTCACGCAGTACTCAACCCCGGGACCGGTGGAGAGGGAACTGTCGGTTCTGCGTCAGCCCTCTTCCGATTCGGTACTCCAGGAGACGGCAACTCAACATACGCTCCTGCGGGCTCTGTGTACGGGGGCACCTCGGCCCATGTCACAGATCCCAACATCGCAGCGACTGCCACCAACCAGGCTGCTCCGGCTCAGAACGCGGCGTCGGCGCACAACAACCTGCAGCCCTACATCGTTGTCTACATGTGGAGGCGTACCGCCTAGGAGGAGCCATGCTACGACTCGAGTCTGAAGGCTCGTTCAAGCAGACGAACTCCTTCTTGGATCGCTGCATATCTGGCGACTACTTCGACCCGGTGCCTGGCATCGCGGAAGAGGGTGTTGCTCGTCTGCAAGCTGCTACTCCGCAAGATGATGGATCCACGGCTTCGCTGTGGTCCTACGAGATCGTGGAGGAAGGTGGCAAGTCAACCGTCTGGTTCACCAACTCCAGCGTGAATGCAGGATTCAACATCGCAGTAGGCCTGCAGTACGGGCACGCAACGGGTACCGGAGGCTGGGTTGGTGGTATCGACTACATCAACCCAGCCCTCAAGCCCATATTCGACAAGATGGCTGACCAAGTCTGGAAGGAGGTCGCTAAGTGAGTGCAACAGAGAACCGCATTGTGAAGATGATCTTCGACAATGCCCAGTTCAAGAAGGCGGCCTCTGAGACCTCGACTCAGCTGTCTGCGATTGACAAGCAGGTCTCGACCGCCGGCAAGGGCACCGGCCTGCTTGACATGGGCAAGGCCATGGATACCGTCAAGGTGAAGGCTTCGGCCATGCAGGTGGCTACGGTCACCGCCATCGCGAACATCGCCAACCGTGCGGTAGACGCTGGTATCCAGATGGCCAAGAGCCTTTCGGTGGACCCGATCCTCCAGGGCTTCGCTGAGTACGAACTGAAGATGAAGTCGATCCAGACCATCCTGAGCAATACCAAGGGTGAGACGCTGGCGACGGTCACGACGGAGCTCAACAAGCTCAACGAGTACTCCGACAAGACCATCTACAACTTCGCAAACATGACGCAGAACATCGGTAAGATGACCACGGCAGGCATTGACCTGCAGGTTGCCACCGATGTGGTCAAGGGCTTCTCCAACATGGTGGCCCTCGCCGGTGGTGACGCCACTGCTGCGGCTGGTGCGCTGGAGCAGTTCGTCTACGGTCTCCAGGCTGGTCAGATCAAGGCGCTGGACTGGCAGTCGATTGCAACCCGAGGTCTGGGTTCGCAGTCACTCCAGCAGGCGTTCTTCGAGACGGCCAAGGCCATGGGCACTATCACCGACCTTCCTGTCGGTGCGACGTTCGAGTCCTGGACGAAGGCCAACGGTGGCTTCAAGGGCTCACTAGAGCAGGGCTGGCTCACGGCTGAGGTTGCAACCAAGGCCCTGACCGCCATGACCGGTGAGGCCAAGACCGTCGAGGACCTCATGAAGCAGGGCTTCGACCGCAAGGCTGCGGAGGACCTGTTCGAGATCGCGGAGAACGCCGAAAGGTCGGCGACCGAGGTTCGGACCTTCACTGCATTCATGGACACCCTCAAGGAACAGATCGGCTCTGGCTGGTCTCAGGTGTTCGAGCTCATCATCGGTGACTTCAACGAGGCCACCAAACTGTTCACCAACATGTCCGATGCAACTGGAGCGGCGCTCGGTAAGTTCTTCGGTTATCTCGAGGCAGTGATCAAGGGCTTCACCAAGCTCGGTGGTCGTACTGCGCTCCTCGAGACGATAAAGAACATCTTGTCGCCAATCGTGGCCCTGTTCGGGCTGCTGGGCAAGGTTATTTCGACGGTCTTCGGTGACGGAGAGGCTGGTGCGGGTGTTGCGACCTTTGCCAAGGCTCTCCAGCACGTCACGAGGCCCCTTCGGATCCTTGGTGAGCTCATATCTGGCCAGCTCAGCCCCATGGAAGCAGCCACACGGCTGTGGACGGTCCTGAGGAATGCTGTTCGCAACTTCTTCCAGTTCATCGGAGGCAAGGCAGGTTTCCTCGAGGACTTCGTGTCGGTCAAGATCCCCAATGGCGAGAACATCGTCCAGTTCTTCAAGGACTTGGCGCGTGAGGTCGCGAATGCGATCCAGCGTGTCGAGGCACTCATCGAAAAGGGGGCCGGTCTCGGCTCCATATTTGGCGGGTTCTCATTCGACATGCCTGACATGCCCTCTATGCCGTCTCTTCCCTCTGTGGGATCGCTCTTCGGAGGCGGTGGGGATGCTGCAGCGCCCATCGCCGGACTGGCAGCGGGCATTGACAAGGTCACCGGTTCGGTGTCCGGACTCAACCTCGAGACGTCTAAGCCGGGCGGCATGCTCAACCCGGATGCCGATATTTCGGCCGGTCGAGTTCGTGATCTGGGCACCCTCGAGGATCAGATGGCGGCTACGGAAGACCAGGCCAAGACCCTGGGCGATGCGGCTGTTCCGATCTTCGACAAGCTGAAGACTGCTTTCGGCAACTTCATCGACAACTTCAGCATGGACGACCTCATGGCGTCCTTCAACCTGGCGGTCCTTTCGACCTTCCTTATTTCCGTCTCCCGCTTCTTCAACACCCTGTCGAACTCGTTCAAGGGGTTTGTGGGTACCGGAGAGGCCGTCAATGGGGTCCTAGAGAGCGCTGGGAACGCTCTGGGCTCCTTCCAGACCAAGGCCCGAGCTGCACTCATCCTGAACATTGCGATCGCCGTAGGCATCCTCGCAGTGTCTCTGTGGCTGCTCTCCAAGATCCCTCTGGACAAGCTTGCAAGCGGTCTGGCTGGCCTCGCAGGCATCATGCTCATCATGAAGGTCGGGGTTGACTCGATCACGAAGGCCGTTGAGGCCATGGAGGGTAAGGGCACGGCCCTGAAGCTGACGGGCTTGTCTCTGGCGCTTCTGGCACTTGGTTTCGCCGTCCTGACGCTGGCCGCGGCTTTCTTGATCCTGGAGAAGGTCGACTGGTCCGCAATGCTCAAGGGTCTCGGCACGATCATCGTCGTGATGAAGACCATGGAGATGATGGGGAAGATT